AGAGATAATGTCAGTGACCTAATAGAAAACTTCTACGGTGTATCGCTAAACTAATTTAAACTTACCTTGAGTAAGGTCTTCAATCTCTGACTCAACAGCATCCAGTATACCCATCAACCTTGGATGGTTGAGGTTGACACCTATCACATACGATTGCCCTAGTTTAACTGGTGTATCTTTACCTAGATAAAACTTCTGTGATTTAGGTGTAGCTACTACATTTTCCTCAGCAAGTTCTTGTGTGAATGATTTGTAGTCAGCTCCTCGTACAGACAACCATTTACGAAAGTGAGTGCGATCAAGCATTATCGTACCCTTGTCAAAGTCTTCGACTTCAGAGTTACGGTATATGTCGAATCGAACTCTTATGTCAGCTCGTGGCATGCGAGACAAATCAACTGTAGGCTTGTTGGTGGATGTGTGCATTACTGTAACAGCTGCACCTGCTGAATCATTTAGGTACTCTGCTATCAGATCAAAGGCATCAACCTTGTTGTCTTGTACTGTCCTACGGATTGCTCCTAGCTGTGCCAGTACCCACTCGGTAGCTACTGTGTAGTCAAACTTAATTAAGTTCCAATCGTCTGCTAGCTTCAACCCAAGGTCAGCTAGTGTGATAGCTTGCTCCCAGTATCTTTCCTCGCCAGTAAACTTGGACTTATACTTACCTTGAAAATCATTTGTTGCTTGCTCTATCATTCCCTGGATTACATCTGAACCAAGCTCCATCAACTTGTTGACATATACTTGCCCTACCTCCCCGTAGTTCGAGTTGATTAGGTTGTATATCTTACGCCCAGTGCTTGAGTCTTTGGTAAATAATCTATGAGATGGTATAGGTATCTCCAGTAGTCGAGCCATCTGTGCATCTGTTTCTAATCCACTAGCTATTAACTTACTCTGTAAAGACTTGTTGGTGGATACTATGACTGGTGTTGCCCATGTCTTAGCATCACGCTCCTCTGCATTTCGATTGAGTCTAGCTTTGTCTCTACCTTGTGACACCCAATAACAAAAGTCACCAACCTCTCTGTCTTGCATCATGGTTACTTCATCTACTGTCAATGGTAGATTGCTGTATAACCCTAGCCTACTGAACAGAGAGTTCTGTGTGTACTTAGCTGTGAAGTGTAGCTTCTCTGGGTCTCCGTAGATGGATTGTACCCAGTACTGTGCCAGTGTTTTACCTCCACCAGTTGGCCCATACAGAGAGATTGTAAGTCCTTTTAATCCAGTAAAGTTATATAGTGGTGCAGAGAACCCAATACCTAATGCAAACATATGCCAAGGCATACCTGCTTTCTCTAGCAAGTTGGTTAGCTCTACCCAGTTCTGTACTGTACCTTTGGTGCTGTATAAATCTTGACTAGTCTTGTTCGATGCCGAGGTTAGCGAGATTGTATCTTTTGTCACTTCGCCGCCTGTACTGCGGAACAACGTATTACCCAGAACAAATTGTGTGTTGTTCTCTTTCCATCCCATCGAGGCATATAGGTTTGACATCGACCTTATCTGCCTCAGTTCATCCATATAAGTTCGTAACATAAGCTGAAAAAACTCCGTTTGTTTCTTGTTATACAAGACAATACCTTGGTCTGCTATAGCTGTAGCAAATTCACGATGCCCTTCAGTCAAGTATGCTTGACGTAACACCAGTTCTTGCCAACCAACGTGGGGTCTTTTCCAGTGGTATCTAACTGTTTCGTAGCCTAGTGACTCATCCTTTCCGTATGATACTGGGTATATATCAAACCTACATACATCTATGTCTGTATCGTCTATGGTTATCTTGATGCCATCTTTAGTTCGCTTGAATGGTTTAGGTAGCTGTACTTGACTGGCATTCTTATCAAGTGTTTCTTGCAGTTCTACCTCTTGGTATTTAACTCCAAGTCTTATAGGACTAGTTATCTTACCCTTATACTTACAACCCTTACATCCGTCAGGATTATCCACATCAAACTTAGCACAAGTAGTTGGGCCAGTAGCACCATCTTTCCAGTGCCGTAGCTTAGACATGGTTGCTTCTTCTGAGTAAGCAGGATAGTTCTCACTCCATCTTCGTGCAGTATCTTCTGGGTCTATACAATAGGCGGCAATACCTATGACGTTGTACCATACTGGTTCAGTAACTGAGTCTTGGTTATCCACAGCATACTTAACTTGTTGGCATTTGTTATAGATAGAAGAACTAATAGATGGTGGGAACTCTACGGTGGCAGAGAGATTGTTTAACAACGAGTTGTCAGATGTTTGTCGTACCGCAGCGGCCCCTGTGGAAAGCACGTAATTATGTAGCCTACCAGTAAGTTCTTCTGGGTCTATGGGTTCAGCATCTATAAGTAGCTTGACCTCCTTACCATTCTTGGGATTGTGTGTACCGATAGGGCGTAACACAAGGGAGCTATTAGCTATCAACCCTGCGTCTGCTTTGAAACCTTTGTCGAGTGCTGAAGCCTTTACTGCGTTGGCTATAGGCTTCCATTCGTCTGGGTCTAGTTCTCGTTTGAGTACCCAGTACACATGCAATCCATTACCACTACCTACTATCATAGGCTTCGGTAATCTCATTCTAGTTATATAATCGCTTAGTGCAGTAAGTCCTTCTCGCCAATCGGCAAAAGGTTTGCCATCACCACAATCAACATCAATAGCGATGACCTTTGTTTTATTTACATTCTCTTGCTTTCTATTTTCCTTTGTACAAAAAGAAGATATAGCAAAGTATGTGTTGTTGCCTGCCTTATCTAATCTTATACAAGCAGTTGCAAGTTCTTCTACAGTCTGAAAGAACCCTTGCTTTCTCCCATCAGGGTTCACTACAATAGAAACATAGTATCCTTCAGACGGTAGGACTCTCTTTAAAAATCCTAGCGTATCCATTCCACTGTCCTTTAAATAGGACAGAGAGGTGTTCGGAATTAACCCCTCTGCCCTTCATTAGCTTAACTGTTATCATCCAATAACTCAAGAAGTCTTTGCCTACGAGCAACAGACTCAAGAGCTATCACCTCTGGTTGAGGCCAACCATCTTTCATAATATCCAACAACTGCCGTAGCTTCTCCCTTACTTTAGCATCGTTAGATTTACGCAATGGTTTACCTTTCAGCCAACCATAGTAAGTCATACGAGACACACCTAATACCATAGCTATATCTCGCACACTCAACAACATGTGTCGCCTCAATGCCTCAACCTTGGTAAAGTCCAAGGGTTTAGTCATCAGTGTTTACCTCATCCAGTAGGTTAGCAATCTCACTTGCTAAGTCATCTGCATCAGAAACAGCAGGCGTCTCAACAGGTTGTGGTTTGGGTGTCGGCTTGGCTGCCTGGGCTGGCTTCGTAGCTTTTTCTTCGACAATCACTTCTGGCTTGGTCTCTTCAACCTCCTCAGCATCATCGATAGTAAACCCAGTCTCTTCTTCAAAGCCAAACTTACCTGCACCACTAGAGCCTTCAACATACTCAATGACCTGCACTGCTCTTAGTCGCAGTGTAGTACCTGCACCAACGGCAGGTGAATTGTAGAAAGCAATAGACCCATTCACCTTAAGTACAGACCCTGCATAGATGTTAGATTTCATCATTGGTGTACCTTTACTATCAAAGATAGCAGGTTTATAGGCGGCCTTTGATTTGAACTTAATCATAATGTTACCAGTAGGTTCACCATCATCATCTAGTTCATCTTCAAACGGCAGTGGTGCTTGTTTAATCTTGGCGTTAGGCTTGGCTTCTTTTAGTGCCTTGATACCTGCAACCAACTCACCTTTAATCTGTTCGATGATTGGTTCTGCTTCTTCCTTTGGAATACACAGATTAACTTTGTAATGCCCCTGCTCATCGAACTTAGTGTCAGGTGCAGAAATGTAAGGGTAGTGTGCAACTCCCTTTGGTGTTGTAAATGTTTTACTCATGGTTAGAACCTCCTTCTGTAAAACCATTTTCTTCAGCAAACCCAAAGTCGCTGAAGGTTAATTGTCTTTCTGAGGCAGACAACTCGCCAGTTACAATCTTGACTTCTTCATTACCACACAAGCCGTCAATGTATTCTTGTGTGGACTCCTCTACGAAACCACCAAAGTCAAACTCTAGTTTTGGAAATCCAAGAGAGGTATCTATAGCTACTCTAGTCTTTGCTATCTCTGGAGATATAGCCTTGCTTTGCAATACCTTTTGATATCCATTTAAGTTCTTCAGTGATGTAGGGGTTACTTGCAATAGATAGACTGTACCCTTGGGGTCATCAGCCAATACAACTGCGAGTCTCTTTTGGTCAGCACATGCTTTCACACGCTGACCAGTAGGCGTGGTACGAGAACCCCATGCATTCTGTGGACACAATGCACACATGTCTGACTGAGGGTCATCGCAATCTTTATCTGGTGTCTTACCGTTCAACGAATAGCAATCTGGTTTCATTGTCTCTTCAAAGTATTCGCCTTTGTAAAAGCTCTTTGATAGCGTTGGGTTAGCACCGACAACAATCACCGACAAACGTGTTGTGGCAAGAGTGTTGATGTCGCCCGCAGCGGACAACAACGAGAACACCATTCCTTTCGTTGATATTCTAGGTATCATTATTCTACCTTTGCACTTGGCTTACGAACGTTGATGTCGATACGAGTGCCGTAGTTCACACCACTAGGTACTTCTTTGTGTTCGTCTATGTACCCACGCACTGCGTTCTTAGCTACACGCTTCTCTAACATATCCCATGCTTCATTCTTCTTAATGAAACCTAGTATTGCATCCCAGTCTGCTACTTGTGCAAAGTCTGTAGTAGTTACAAACGCTGTACCATGACCAGTCTTGAATGATGTAACACCTTGTTCGTCAGCTTGTTTCTTTATGTAGGCTTCTAGCTTTACCATCTTCTCTTTGATGGCTTTCACCTTATCTTTTACCTCACCTTCTATCGCATCTTTCTCATTGCGTAGAGTGAGATATGCCTTAATGACATCTTCCATTTTCATATTACTCTCCCATCTCTTGGATTAAATCTAACAATACACCTTGTAACGCTTGCTTATTCTTCAAACGTTCATACATCCGATACTCAAGCTGAGTAGCTTCTATATGTATAACGTTAGCCGTATGACGTTTGCCTATACGCTCCACTCTACCGTTAGCTTGTGTGTATTGTTCGTTGCTATTGATCGGCCCATACCATACAACAGTACTAGCCGAGGTTAATGTAAGACCGTGAGCCATAGTAGCAGGGTGTGCTATCAATACTCTTGGGTCTTCTGTCTCTTGAAAGTTATAGAATATTTCATTCCGTTCTTTAGCAGAGACACTACCATTCACTACACCAGTAGTGTAATGTTTTGATAATTCTTTGTTAAGCATGTGCAGTGTGCCAGTCAGTGGTACGAATACGATAACCTTCCCACCTGCCTCATCTATTATATCTTTAACAACATTAATACGAGGTGATGCATCTAGTTCTATGTTACGACCATCATCACCATAAGCTACACCACAACTTATCTGTACTAGCTTCTGCATCTTGACTGCTTCATTGACAGCAGTAATCTTACCCTCTGCTTGTACCTCTGTTACAAAGCTACGGAGCATACTCTTGTAATGTTTCTCTTGGTCTTTGGTTAGCTTGACCATTCGTGTTTGATATACTGTAGACGGCAGGTCAAAGCATTCATCTCTTGTGTATCTGACAGCAGGTTGTAGTACATGCTTCACTATGTCTACACTCTCTGGTCTAGGTAACCATTTCCATTGTCCTATCTTCATCATCACTTGTTCTTTGAACGCAGTGTATGTCTTGGATACATGTGGGTTCTCTACCATCTTGGCTAGAGTCCATGCGTCAGTGGGGTCATTAGGGGTGGGTGTACCAGTCATCAACCACAGTCTTATGTCTGGGTTTTTATTAAGCCATTTACGAAAGAGCTTAAACCTATTGGTGGATGGTGTGCGATATACGGCGGCCTCGTCTACAATAACTAAATCAAAGTCATTGAGGTCATCCATCACCACTTGGAAACCATCGTGGTTAATGATGTAATAATCTGAAGGTATCTTGAGTAGCTTACGCCTACGCTCTGCCGAGCCATACAATACAGTAGCTCGTCTATCTATGAAGCTCATAAATATAGCGTCACTCCATACTCGTTCTAGTGTAGATAAGGGGGATAGTATTAAACACTTCTTAACTAGACCTTTCTCCATGAGATAGTCAGATGCCCACAGTGCAGACTGTGTTTTACCAGTACCAATTTCATTCAGTACTAGACATCGCTTGTGTATAGTTAGGAAGTCAGCAGTATTCTTTTGATGTTCATAGGGTTTGAACTTACCCTTCCAGTTATAATAATGCATGATAGGTGAGGGAGCATTGATGCCTAACTTACGCAATGCCCAAACCTCTGTAAGTTTGTGAGGGCAGACGACAAGCTCTTGACCACGAACTGACAACGACTTGGCAGTTGGTATGCTTTCCAGAACTATCTGGGGATTGTTAAGTTTTAGTGCTAACCCTTGCACCTTTGGTATTACGAGCATCTAATATCCACCTTTCCAATTCATCTTGTGTGTCATAATCATACACGACAAAACATTTACCTCCTGCTTTCTCTATCCCTTCCATCGCTATACGTTGTAACTGGGTAGGTCTCTTCTGCCTACCTGCCTTACACTCGACTCCTATGAACCTACCCTCCACGATAAGTACAAAGTCAGGGATACCTGCTCTACCAAAGACACCTGCTTGTGGCATATAAAACCACACACTGTGCTTCTTGAGCATAGCCTTCAGTCTATTCTTTATACGACCTTCTGGTGTAGTAGCCATATCATAACCTTACAATAGTGTCAAGAAGAATAATCACACCACTCATAGCAAGGACACCATCGGCATAACCCACTTGGCTTTGCAGGGAAGTCATCGTTCTCCAATGACTGTGTAATCCTAGCTATCCTACCATTCAAGTGACCTTGTAATTCTCCAGACAAGTCACGGCAGAACTCTCTCTTGTCTTGCTTCATATCTTTCAGCCATACGAAAGATGTTATTACTGTATTTATTTGGGGAAAATGTGAGAAGACTTGTAATGCAAACATCTCCAACTGTGTAAAGTCTGGTCTCCGTTTGCCAGTCTTCCAATCCATAACTATAGCTTTGTCTTTAAACAAAACTAGTACGTCTAGTATGGATCTCAACCAAGCATCATCAGACCACCAACCAGTTGGTGTATAGTTATCAGTTATAGTTAGCTTTTCTTCTAGCAGTAACTGATCAAACTGGGGGTGGGATTTCATCTTGGCTATGCTTCTGCATAGATTTTCGTACTGTATAGTTTCTTGTGACAACTCGTTGTCATTTGTCAGTCGTTCTTCAAGCGCTTTGTGAACACGCTCACCATACCGAGTAGCATCACTACCACTGTCAGTTACCTCTTTGGTAATTCTCTGGTGGTAGTAACGCTTCGGACAGTTCTCGTACATCTTCAATGAAGAATATGAATGTGATAGTTCTGTCATACAGTAACTTTACTCTACTGTAATCTCATCGTCAACATCATTCTCCATGAAATGTTTAAGTTTCCACTCACAATGATTCATAGCCATACCACCATGTTTCTCTTTTATATAGCGTAAGGCTTGTTCATTGGTCATACCTTTGTCAGTTAGACACTCATCAAGTGTCTGCTCTGCATCCATCAGCAATGCTTTAACTTTACCCATCACTTCACCTCAATATCTTTCAGTATCAGTAGAATGTCTTTGGCAATCTCTCGTCTGCCAAACTGTAAAGCACTCTCTGTGGTTCTCTTGTCACCACTCTCCTTGAGTAGCTCATCTGTGCATAGTCGTACAATCTTGAGTACAGCCATGCTTACTTCGTCATTAAATTTACTCATTAGTTTTCCTCCCTTTTCATTCTTTTTATTACGTCATACTTCAATAGTTCCAACTGTGCAACTAAATCCATAGTGTTACCTATTGATGTTGAAAACCTTACATAGTCTCCATTCAGCTTGACCATGAGTACCATACTCTCTGCTGTGTCAGCTTTCTGAATTTGTTCTTTTACTTCTGCAAGTCCTTCCAACAATTCTTTCTTATGTTTATCGCTTACGATAGATTTTATTTCTGTAAGTGTAGTCACTTTGCTTCTCCATAATTAACACCGACTCCAGACTCACAAGCCACTGGCAAGTCCTTAGCCCAGACAGGTGCGGTTGACATTCGTCTCTCAACAAGTTGCCTTGCGTGTGTCACATCATGCTCAGGGACACAGACGATTAGCTCATCGTGTACTTGAAACGATACATGATATGATTGTCCGAGAGACACCATTTGCTCTGCCACTACTATTCGTGCCAGTGCTTGGACTATATTCTCTACGACCTTTCCTCCGTAGATGTATGTCCAGTTATTGTGGGGAATAGTCTCCCCTTGTAGTTTAGCAGACATAATCTTTCGATATGTCCTTGCATCAGATATATATCTGAACTGATTGTCAGTATGATTGAGGATAGGGTACTGTATCCGTA